CAGCCGCAAGGGCAGGCACAGCAATTACAGCACCGCGAGGATCAGCAAACGGATGGTATATATGTTGACCCGTGGCTTCATCTGTGAAGTGCATTGTGTAGTTTGTTGGGTGACCGGCTCCTAATCCAAGCGGGTTTCGCGGAATGGTAATATGAAGCACCGGTGCACCGTCTGCGCGGTCATTGATTCCGAGAATATAAAAGGTTGCAGTCCTATCGAACGACAAGGTCGGTGTCCCAGGAAGAGGCGGTAGCGCACCTATATATGCCTGAACGGCGGGAGGACCCCCAGGCCATGGGAGCCGAGCGGCAAACGCTGCGCCAATGGTTCCTGGAGGATTAGCGCGTAGTCCAAAATAGCGCTGGAATGCGATTTCTACACGTCTACCATTGTTTATCGCGAAGGTGTTATCGCATTCAGCAATCAGCTGCTGATACGCCGCCGGCGGAGCTCCTGCAACAACGCCAGCGCGTGTAAGAATCTGCTCGTATACAATGGTTAAGATCTCAAACCCAACGGCTTGACTCGGAAGCGGCGGCGGAGGTGGGGGTCCTGACATTGTACTATCCCAGGAAACTTAATAGGAAGACGTTGAGCAGGTGAGACAGCACGACAGCGGCACCACCAAGAACACCGGCACCCTGCCACGAGACCACGCCACCCGACGTATACGCATTCGGGATGTAGCGGAGCAGGAGATCACGAGGAGCCGACAGGGACAGGATGACCGTCGCAAGGAAGAAGGAGATGTACAGGGTCAGGTTCGCCCACATGAGGCGCATCATGGGGAGCGACGGCTTGAACGAGGGGGCCATCTGTGTGCGCTGGATGTGGTCAGATCCAGACACACCTGCCATGGGCGGCATCGACTGCGGAAGTCCGGGCGAGGGGAGGAGGGCATCAAGCGAAGTCTGGTCCTCCATTGTTTATGAAGGAGACGGGATTTCGCAGGTTGCATCTTCCACGCGGTATTTGTAGCATTTTCCATCCACCTTGACTGTCTTGGAATTCACATCCTCCAACGGCACCCCCAAGATCCGATAGGTAGCATAGTTCCGGTGAAAGAGCAATACGGAGATACCGAGGCCGATGACAAAGGAGAAGAAAGGACTTGCGCGCTCAATGGCTTTTGTGAAGTCAAGCATTACTTCTTGCTGAGACTTGCGAGTAGGTTCAATGAATCAGCCTCCTCCCCACACGGCACTTCAATGGCATGTGTCCGGACGCACCCTGTATCCGTGTGAAAAACGTCTGTATCATACGGCGACGGAACGGCAACCTGTTTGCGCGTGGGCGGGATCACGATACATGCGATTAGCATGCCGATAATGGCTCCCGCTACAATCCACACGAGTTGGAACATTATACACTAGGCACCACTTTTTTGGCATCCATATACTTGAACACTGCAAGTGCAATCGGGGTGGATAAAAGACCGGAATAGGGAACAACAATAGCAAGACCAGTCAAAATATATGCAACCGTAAGATGTCCACTCAGTACCATCATGCGATACGTAACTGCGATGCTAAACACGTATAAGATCGTAGCGATAGCATATCCTGCATAGGAAAGTCCGCTCAGCGCTGCGCCTCCCAATGACGGCATCTTAACAGCCGGTGCGTCTCCGAACTTGACAGCCTGTCCATCAGGAACTGCAACCGTTCGCTGGGTTCCGGTGCTCGTGTCGGTAAATGTTAGTGTCAGCCGACGTCCAGTCACAATGTTTGCCGACGATTGCTTCTCCGCTACCTTTTTCTGGATAAGAGCCGACTCTAACTGGTTCTTCTGAAATGCAATACACTTATCGTCCGATGCTCCTCCGCAGTTTTTTGTTGCATCCTTTTCGATATTCGTCTTCTCGGAGTCAGTCAATGCAACTGTATCGTCCGTCCCCAACAGATTGATTGCCGGCACAAGGCTGTTGTTCGCAACCGTGTCCAGATATCCCTTAGACGCCTGTTTCTGGAGAGAAGATGTGATGTCAGTTGCCGAGGTCTCGTCGCCCCACGTGGCTTGGTTGATCACAATACCCATTGTTAGTTAGCAAACACGAAATTCGCGAGACCAGAGACGATCCGCAGGAAGTTGACGGATTCCACGTAGACGCCGAGATTATAGGTGTAGGCAAACATGACGTTTTCTCCATTCGTGTTCACGACGACGGGGGTTACGTTCGGATACAGCGGGAGTCCTGTCACTGGATCCTTCAACGCACACTGAGCTGCAGTGATGTAGACAGGTGTAGGAGTGTTTACTGTGGATGTGATCGCATACAGTGTCTGTTGAGACGCGATTCCGGCAGCCGTTGCAAGGGGCTGTTGGAGTGTCAGGCGCAGAACAACCTTGTTGAACATGCTGCCGTTGATAGCTCCGCTCGGCTGATACAGATCGTTGTTCAGGGCAAATGAATACATGTACACACCTGGAAGCTGGGGGGCGTTTCCAGTCGTGTGCTTGTACATCTGAATAAGAGAGAAGTAGGATGTCGGCTTGATCGCAAACCGCTCCTTGCCGTCCAGCAGAAGCTGTCCGTTCGTGATCGGATCGCGGGGATACACGGACGAAATCTGCTGCTGTCCGCTAGAGTACAGAAATGTCTGGGTCTCCGTGGAGTTTGTCGTGGTGGAAAAGGCATCGTTGGCTGTTCCCGTAGACGTGAACGGAGCACGATTAGGATTGTCCCAGTTCGTGTAATTGTCCCAGTCATTCGTCAGGACCTTGTCTGACCGTTGCGATGTCCACACGATGCGCGTGACCAAATTAAAGAACGGGATCAAGACGTCCGAGTTTCCACCATACTGCCCGGGGTTACTGGTATAGGTAACTGTCTTCACTAGAAAGGTCTGATCTGCAGTTGCGAGCTGTGCCATTTCCATCTCGGTCAGATAGATGAAATTGCCCTCCAAATATGGATCCGGGTAAAACGTCGTCAGCGACGTGTTGGATATAGCTCCCGTGAGCGTCGGCGGGGACAAGAAACGCCCAATGGTATTGTCTATGGTGGTAGTGCCGGGGGTTGTAGGTGCCGTATTCGGGCGAATACGAGTTCCATATGTAGACGATGTCGGGTTCACGTCAATCACGGTATACAGCTGATTCAGGGGGCGATACGTGACGTTGATAAAGACGTCGGAGTTCTGCATGGACACCAGTGGCAACGCCATGCCCGGATTCTCGCAAAACCAAAAGTGAAGAGGAATGACCAGTTGGCGAGAACGGATAGACGGCTCGGGTGTCTTTGTATTCGGGATGCCGTCCGGCTGGTACAAGGGCGTTACCGCATGAGGATACTGACCCATTCGATCATACGCATTTGCAGGATCACTGATCTCTGGAACGTTGCCAACCATCTGATCCACCAGCTTGCGCTTATTGGGGTCGTGCGTCAGATAAGAGTAGAACTTGAGCCACTCACCCGTGAGACGTTGAAGGACCTGACCGTTCGCCGTGATTTCCACGTGATCAATCAGATTGTAGCCAATATTATCAATCCACTGGAACTCGTAGCCAATCGCATTCGAGAGCTTGTCGTATCCTGTAGGTGGCGCAGACGTGCCAAGGTAGTAAAGTGGAGACCAAATATCTGGCAACGTAATCACCAAATATGTGTCATGAAGTAACTGTGCGTAGCGGTCAATCCGACACGGAATTGTCCGTGTGGTTGTCTGATCAAAGCTCAGATTGGAGCTTGTGAATGTCATTCGGATTGATTCCATTGCAAAGTTCGTGTGTCGCCGGTAGACAGCCCGGAAATGCGTCATGGAAGGATTTCCATTGACGAGTTCGTTTTGAGCTCCAATCCCGACGAGTTGAAGTAGACCTCCCGGCATATTGTGTTACTACTGAGATTAGACTAAATAGGTCGTAGTCGCGGTGTTTGCAGGAACACAACATGAAGATGTATAGGTTGTGCCTAGCGTAGCCGGGTAGTAAGCATTGATACCCATGCCACCGACGAACCGAGTGTACTGCTGGGACTTGTTGCCAAGGACGCCAATGTACTGGGTATTGGTCCGGCGCTTCTGCGGGGGAGGAGCCACCGCAAGAGACGCGGCAATGATCTGGCGCTTCTTCTGCGTCACATAGTCTTGGGCGTTGTTGACTTGCATTTGTGATTTACGGAGAGAAAAGACTAAGAACACAATGCGGTTTGTTCTTATCAGTACGCACGTTGATCAGACCACGGGGTATTCGAAGGTTGTGTTCAATCTTCTCAAGCAGCTGTCCAAGCTGTCGACGTCGGGTGTCAAGACGTATCATTTCGGTTTTCAGCGCCATCCGTCTCATGGAAATATCCGCACGGTCCCTCCCGGCATTATCGCCTACGACGCGGCCGCCAACGAGGACCCTAAGGAGGAGGGCTTCGGTTTCAACAAGATCCACGAGTATCTGGAGATGGTCAACCCCGATGTCGTGATGATCTACAATGATCCCCTGATTATCCACCGGTTTGTGGAGTCTATGAAGTACAACAAGACGACGTCGCCGTACAAGCTGTGGGTTTATGTCGACCAGGTCTACGAGGGTATTGCCCCTGCACTGGCCGATACCATTCGCAAGAACGCTCACCGCGTTTACTGCTTCACGCAGTATTGGGCTCATGTGTTCAAGCAGTATGGTGAGTTCGAGGATGTGCGGGTCCTCGAGAATGCCGTGGACACGACGCTGTTTTCAAAGATGTCGGATACGACACGCACGAGCATTCGGGCGTCTATGGGTCTTCCGAACAATGCTGTTCTGATGGTGAATGCGAACCGTAACAGTCAGCGCAAGCGTCACGATCTCGCTGTCATGGGATTTGTTGATCTGATTGCGCGTGACGTGACGAAGCCGTACTACTATATGATCGTGACGGGCCTGAATGCACAGCAGGGTGCGTATTATGATATTAGTCGCATCTACACGTCCGAGCTCCAGCGTCGCAATCTCAACCCCGAGGACTTTGCAAAGCGTCTGATGCTGGTGGATACGTCTGCCAAGGCGGTCCCTGATTCTGCCATCAACGAGATCTACAATGCAGCGGACATTGGCGTGAACACCTCCGATGGAGAGGGATTCGGGCTGTGTCAGATTGAGCACCTGTATACGGGTGCCCCGCAGATTGTGACGGACATTGGGACGTACCGTGCCTTCATGGACGAGACGGTGTGTGGATTCGTGAAGCCGGGTGATCGCGTGTATTACTCGGGGACCATGCCACTTGGTCTGTGGGCTCCGTCGTTCAGCTATAAGGATCTTGCAGATCAGATGGAGAGTATGATTGGGAACCTGCCTTCATTCAAGAAGGCTGCCACGAAGTACCAGTTCAAGACCTGGGATGAGGTCTGCGAGTCGTGGCTGGAGGATGTTAAGGCCGAAGCTTAGAGCATGAACCGAATTGATGTGGGGCTGACAAGAGTGCCTAGCCTCAGCAGGCGCTGGTTATCATCCCACGCAGGACCATCAAACACTTCTTTTGTATCCGGATCGATAATCAGTGAAATTCCCTTGACCAAGACCTTCTGCAGTCGGCGGTGCTTCTTGGAGATATTGCGCAGAACAGTTGCATCCAGATCTTCATTTTTGATATTCGGTTTGAAGGCTAAGTCTTCACCTGTGGTGGTCGTATCAAATCGCATACACGACACCTGCGGTCGCTCACGAGAATGGAGCTTACGGTGGATCTCGCAATCAATCGCCGACTCCTTCAACAACAACGCCATACGCTGACCAATGCGTTCCTTTTCGAAAGCCGTTTCGTAAAGGTACTCATCCGTAGACATGAACGTCTCCACCGGATCTCCTTCATATCGCTTAACGACCATGTCATTACGACGAATAGCAACAATGTTAGGATACTCAGCTGACTTCATCTGGTCCTCCGTGAAGACGGAGATGTAGAAACTGACCTTCACTGTCCGCTCATCCATCGGCAGTGTTGCATGCGAGCAAATACGAATAGCGCGACCGATAACCTGATCGTGGCGTGCAGGTGTCCAGTGCGGCTCCATGATGTGTACGTGGCGGACATTGTTGAGCGTAATACCTTCGGCACCCGATGCAGACGCCATCAGCACGTTCAGGATCTTCTTGCCTCGCTTCTCGACACTCTCCTTCAAAGATGCAGGGAAATTCTTGGAATAGACGCCGTTAAAGATCTGGCGAGTCAGATCACGCTCTTCCGCATTCTCCTCGCCAGTATAGAATGTATAGGCAGGGCGATCATCCATGTCCGGGTCTTCAATCCATTGGTTCGCGGCATGAGACAGCTTGTATCTCTGCCATCCAGCGTGCTCGAGAACTGCAGATAGCACACCCAACCCCTCCAGCGATCGATACTGCGAATAGACGAACTGGTTCCCGTCCTTGGACTTTTTGATGTTTTTCAGGATCTTGAGCATCTTTGGGCTGAATGTTTCCAGTGCCTTCTCAGATAGGTAGCGTTCAGGGGAAGCTTGGAGCTTCTTGATAACCACGTCACTCTCTTCCTTCGGTGGCTTCTTAGTTTCCGATGGAGCGTCTGCAGATGTTTCCTTTATCGTCAATTCAGGTGGCATCGCATAATCGCAGACGAGACGAGTCGGTACACGAAATGTGCTTAGGTTCTCATTCAGCTTGCTCTTGCCACGCTTGGAATCGATCTTCATCTCAATCCAGCGGACTTCAAGGTAACGCGTGAACTGCTCGTTGGACATCGGAATCTTTTCAAGGGTATCCTCCAGTTCAATGCGCTTGGGAAGCAGGCGCTCGTCGGCACCCTTGAAGTACGATACCAATCCCTGAATACGACGGCGGAACAACATCGGGTTCTTCACGTTCAGTCCATCCAAGAAAAGGTTAGCAAACTCTTCGTAGTCTGTAGGCAGACACTGAAACTCTTCGGTTGTGACCCGATCAGTAGCGATTTCACCACCACCCACATCCACTTCAATCTTGGATTTGATGGACGCAACCCAATCGGCAGCCATCGGAATAAAGACCATATCCTTCATGTACTGGACGGCAGTGCGGTCGCCATCTCCATTATACGTTGATCTGAACTGCGGTGGGTTCCGGGTGACCATCACATGCTTCTTAAGAGTATTAAACTCGATTGTATCCACCTCGGGAATCTTGCGAAATGCTTTGGTGATCTTCTCTTCGTCCCATGTGGGAATGGTCTTGAACGGAATTGTGATTCGTTCAATCGGTCCACGGAGCAGATTCATCATGTATGCGATTTCGTTGGGCGAGTTGATGATCGGTGTTCCAGACAACAGCACAATCTTGCACCGCTTCGCATGATAGAGTGCGTCATACAGCTTGCCGGTAATTTCGGATTCGTTGATGACTCGGGAAATCAGGTTATGGGCTTCGTCAACGATGACTACAGAATCGTCATACATTCCATCCTTCGTATACTCGGGGATACTTGCGCGCGTCAGACCATTGTAGCGGACAAAATTGAAGCGTCGGTCAAGAACATCCTTAATCTGTTCGCGAATCGCCGCTTTATCCTGCGTAGACAAACTCTCAAAATTGGGTTGCTCGCTGGGTGTTGTAACGTAAATGCGGTTGTGCTTGTCCATGAACTTATCCGAAATACCAAGGCGCTTTCCATCTTCGCGAACCTCATCGGACATCGCCCGCGTTGTCCAGTGATTCTCGACTGCATAGATCGGGTCACCGCACTTCTGGAGTTCCTCTCGAAAGTTCGGTTCAAGGGACGCCGGGACCATGACAAAAACTTTGTTCGTAGTCAAGAGCGACTCGGCCACTGCAATGGACGAACAGGTTTTGCCAGATCCCAGTCCGTGGTAGACCAGCAGACCGCGATACGGGGTTTCAATTTTCAAGTAATCTCGAATGATCTTCTGATACGGAAAAAGCTCCCGCCCGGTGCCTGTGCGCTGTAAACAGAGATCAATGTTCTTATCCTCCTCGTCCAACGGATCCTTGTCTTTTGCACGGTAGTCGGCCTTGATGAACTGTCGCGTGATGGCGTCCGAGAACGCCTTCCTGTTCGGCAATACGTACTCGCCCATTGTGTTTGCGATGGAACTTTTTACGGCACTTCATACAATGGATCTAACCCGACGAAACCATCGGATGTGGATGGTGACAATTTATCTGTTTCTGATGGCCGGATTCCTCTACCTGAAACCGTCCGTGGCCTTTGGGCGCGAAGGACGGATCCGCCCGTTCGGGGCTACGGATCGGGAAGCCACTGTATTCCCCGTGTGGTGGTGGGTATTTGTGATGAGCGTGACCGCCTATGTCATGACCGTCTACCTGGCTGGATTCCGGTTCACATCCTAGACAGTTTCAAATGTCTTTACAACAGACCGCAAATTCTGGATCATTGCAGCTCGCTGTACATGATGCGGGCGTACCAGATCCGTGCACTCGTCAAACGTCTTCCACGCAATGCCCGAAATCTCTCGGCGTTGCATGGGTGTGAACCGCTGGGTCAAGTTGATCATCTCCGGATGTTGCAGGAGCGCTACGAAGTAGATGTGACGGTAAACAATTCCATTCAGTCCCTCAAAGGTCTCTTCTAGCCGGATATTCTTCAGGACAACGTATGCGTCACGGGGAATGTTCGTCTCTTCGCCGAACTCGCGAATCGCACAGTCTACGTCGCTCTCACCTCGAATTCGCCGTCCCTTTGGGAACCCCCACTCGGGTTCATCATAGATTGACGGGTTATTCGCAACAACGGCCCGACGATCAAATTGTGCGAACTTGGACTGGGACACCGCGAAATCCCCGTTCGCATGCTCGTCTCCCCATAACGATCGCCAGATATCTTCAAACGACGACTCAGCAATCATCTTTTGCTCGGAAATCGTCATGTTTCCAATAAGACGACCAACGTACTCGATATTGGCGGGATCATATCTACCACGCATAAACTCAGCAAAACTCATACTATCCTTGCGCCGGATCATCAAAAGACGGACAACCGATGGATCAATCGGAAGTTGGGAACTTTCAGCGAGAATAAGCCCACATGACAAGACCGGATCTTTGCATGCTCGAAAGAGATGACCTTTTGCCCCACAATTGTTGCAATACATTACAGTTTGTGTTCTTGTTGCCGGATCTATCCGTTTTTCCATTGTGTCTTACCGCAACTTCCTTTGTAAGTGATACATAAATGGGATCGTCATCCTCTCAGCCCGTGAACCCTGTTGCCTCCACAGGGTTCAATGCCATGAATGTCGTCATGAAGGTGCTCGTGGCAATCGTTGGTCTCGTGATTATTCTGCTTGCCGCGCTCTTCATCTACAATGCGGTTGCGGCAGCGAATGGAAAGAAGGGAATTACCTCGTTTGGTGGACCGACTGTTCCTGACCAGGCACCGCTACCACTTGATGGTAAAACAAAAACAGAGATTCCAGGGGCAAATGCCCCTATCGTAAATGGTGCAGACAATGGTGTCCAATTCTGGATGTATATCAAGGACTGGGACTATAAGTTTGGAACGAGAAAGAGCGTTCTGTATCGTAAGGACTCTACACACGCTACGTTCCGAAACCCTGACATCTCCCTCCACCCGACAGATAATAGCCTTGACGTGACCGTATCTATCTATCCCGGAGATCCCAGTGATACTTCATCTACGGGTGACTCGTACACATGCACGGTGGAGAACGTGCCACTCCAAACGTGGTTCGCGGTGTCTGTAACCGTGTTCCAGCGCAACCTGGATATTTACATCAACGGCAAGCTGGTGAAGTCATGTGTCCTTCCCGGCGTTCCCCGTCCGGCTGCCGGTGACATTGTCGTTGGTGATGCAGCTGGATTTTCTGGGTCTGTGTGTAACGTCCACGCATACCCCAATATGCTCAGCCCATCTGACGCAGCTGCGTTCTTTTCGGCTGGAACCAACTGCGCATCGTTTGCGCAACCGCCGGCTACGAATACGACGGGGTCGAAGATGACGTTATTCGGATATACATTTACGTTTGACGTAAAAGATTCTTCGGGAAATGTGGTTCAAAGTTCCTCTTTCTAAGTCATAATGAGAATTCTACTCAAATGTCCAACGCGTTCTAGACCACAGCAATTCCTGTCAGTTCTCCAGAAATATGTTTCTCTGGCAAGCCGTCCTGATCTATTGGGCGTCTGCGTTTCATGTGACGCAGACGATACCACTATGATTCCTGCAGAGGTCCAATACGCCATCAAGAACGCAACGCACTCAACTGCATGGACCGAGATATTCTATGGCAGTAGCACGAACAAGATCGAAGCAGTCAACGCAGACATGGCTAGCATTAATTGGGAATGGGATATTGTTGTTCTTGTCTCCGATGATATGGTTCCCCAAGTCAGTGGTTACGACGATATCCTGCGAAACCATATGCTTGCAAACTTTGCAGACACACATGGTATTCTATGGGTAAATGACGGAACACAGGGAAGAAACCTCAATACGATTTCGATAATGGGACGAAAGATGTACGAGTCGTTTGGATACATTTATCACCCCACATACAAAAGTCTGTTTTGTGATACAGAATTTACGAATCTATGCACTGGACCCCTTGCATCTAAGTGCGTGTACATACCCTACGTTCTCATTAAACATGAACATCCTGGCACGGGGTTTCCCGAACGAGGAGATGCATTGTATGCACGCAATCAGACCTATTGGAGTCAAGATATGTACACCTACATTTCGAGAAAAACATACGAGTATGACTGGAGTATCTTGATTGCAACCATTGTTGGTCGCGAAGTTAAGCTCCAACGTCTCCTTACGACGATGAATGAACTCAAGGCGCGAATATGCCCAGACCTTCGGATTGAAATATGTACATCGCTCGATAATCGCGAGAAGACTATCGGAACAAAGCGTCAGGAACTCTTACAGGGAGCGAAGGGGAAATACTTTTCATTCATAGATGACGACGATCTAGTCACAGATGCATACTTTGAAGATGCTCTTGCGACAATCAAAGGAAATTTTCATACATGTCGTCTTCGTGGGCAGATGAATCAATACACGTTCACGCATAGCATAGAAAATACACTTGATATGCCGATGTGTATCGGCGATGTGTTTATTCGTCCACCCAACCACCTGAATGTTACAATGACGGATATTGGGCGAGTCATTCCATTCAAGAACGCAAGGCAAGGTGAAGATCTAGACTGGGCGATCCGTCTTGCAATGACTGGGTGGCTCAAGAATGAATACCAATCGGATCCTAGTCGAATTCATTACATTTATGATCTTGGAACCCGAACCGTTGGTCCAAGAACAGCCGAACAACAGCGCACAACAAACTATCAGACAATGCTAAAAATGGTATTGAACGACGGAGGTGCATCTAGCCCGACGCCACCAGCTGACATTCGAAAGACGGGGCTTCGTCTGGGTCCGAAGGGCTTTGTTTCTAAGTAGAAGGTAATGGGTGCTGTTGAAGTCATCGGAGGGATTGTGGCAGTTGTCCTTGTTGTTATTATTATCTGGAGAGTGCTGTCAACGCAAAAGAAGGCGTCTGATATAGTCGACATTTCGCCTACATCGGTGTCCGGAAAGCAGACGCAAAAGGCCACTATTGATATTCCTCGTTCGTTCAACCAGCAACAGGGTGCCACGTTTACGTATACTTGCTGGATACTCGTGAATGATTTCACCTATAACTTTGGCAAGAAGCGGACGATCTTCACAAAGGGTGATTGCCCGGGACTTTACCTAGACACAACGTCCAACTCGCTTCTTGTAGCCGTGAATACCTATGCAGATGCACCCGAGACGGTGCTGATCTCTAATATTCCGGCAGACAAGTGGGTTCACGTTGCGATTATTGTAGATCAGGATTCGTTGGATATTTACATCAACGGTATTATACGCCAGCACCACTCGCTCTCTCAGCTCCCAAAGCAGAATGATGAGCAAATCACAATCGGTGGAGACAGATTGTCGGGATGGGATGGCGTGCTTTCGAATCTCCAGTACACCCCGCGTTCGTTATCAGCAGGTGAAATAGCTGCTCTGATAGCGAATGTTCCGGCTGACGATCTTCGCGGAACTCCTGCGGGTCCGACATACTTTGATTTAAGCTGGTACACGGGCCGAACTTAATTCTTGATACAGTGTAATGAGTGCCGGTGGTCAAAACAGTAGTTCGAACGTAGGCATTACAGGAATGCGTATCCGAGACACTGCTGACGTGGTTGCACAAGTTCGCGTTCGTCAAACGTACCAGCAGTTCAACTCCAATACGCCGAATGCGGTCCGCCCCCGCATTCGCAACGGCAACGACGTCTATCTTCAGTACCTGCAGGGGTTAAAAGAGGTCTCGTCTAACGTGACTGGATCTGGATCCTGCATAACGTGCGCTGGGCTGACCTACAACGGAAACACACAGTCGGATCCTACAAAGTTCATTCTCACGTATCGGAACGGGAACTTTCCTCC